TTCTTATACAATGAAAGGCAAGGAGAGCTTTCGCTCTCTTACCCTTTAGCGATTATCTCTTCCTGCGTCTGGTAAACTTGGGAGCGATTTTCGCTTTTTTATTTTGCTCTTTTAGTACCTTGTACCAAGAGCGACTCTCTTTTGAGATTGCTACTGCAATCCCTATCGCAACTGTGACCCTTGCCAGCCACTCGTCTAGGTTGTCCATTTGTATCACCTCCTTACATTATTTATTATACCGAATTATAATGCGGTAGTCAAGTATTTTAACAAAGAATTTTAAACTTTTTCATTCTGAAACTACTTTCAGAACAAACAAAAAAACCGCAAGCCTGAGCCTGCGGTAGATACACATTTTAGAAAAGTTTTCCTTTCATTTTATTTTTTTAAAATTATTTAGTGGTAATGAGCCCTTCTGGCTCAATTTCAAATTCTGGCTTGTCTGCCAGCGTTCCGTCTGGTTTGATGTAGTACCAGCCTGTTCCGTCCGCTGACTGGATAAAGGCATTTGATACCATGTTACCTTCTTTAGCGTCAAGATAGTACCATGTGTCCTTGTACTTGACCCAACCTGTCTTCATAGCGCCTTCTACATCGAAGTAGTACCACTTCTCAGCGATTTTCTTCCAGCCTGTAGCCATTGCGCCAGACTGGTCAAAGTAGTACCAATTGCCGTCTGTGTGCTTCTTCCAGCGTTCTGCGAGCATATAGCCTGAGCCGTCGAAGTAATACCACACATCGTTGATTTTCTCAAACTTATCTTTTGGATAAGAGCCGTCTTCTTTAACGTACCAGTAGCCTGTATCATTCTTCTGCCAGCCTGTATCAATCGTCAAGCCGTTTTCAATATCCTGCTTAAACTGTTCACGGCTAATGCCCCATTTAGCAAGATATGGATAAGGGTCAACGTGGTCTGAGTTGTTGTTAGGTTGGTTATTCGTACAGTATTCATGCGTTTTGATACCTGCTAGGTCGTCTGTATCAAGCGTTTTCGGCAAGCCTGCTTCATCTGCTAGGTTTCGTAGCAATTCGATATAAAGGCGATAGTCTGTCATGAACTCTTCTTTAGTTGAATGACTTTCAATCAATTCAACTGCTGCATAAGTCTCAGCATTCCAACCGCCACCAACGTCCCAACTTCCGTTGTTTACAGGCCCGACCTGCATAACACGGCCATTACCAACGACATGAGAAAAGAACCCAAGTTCAGGGTCCTTTCTATAGTGATAGTCTGCTTCATTTTGTACGGTTGAATTGCGGTTGCCTGTAGAGTGAGCATGCACTTGACGATATGGCGCATAGCCTACTTGAGGCAAGTCTGTGCGTAGTCTACTTGTATCGATATCCATTACTCTTGTCCTTTCCATGCGTCATTCATCTGCTTCACGGCTGACTCTATAAAGGTGTCTAAGTCCTTGTCAGTCATGCTGATATTGTATTTTGTCAGCTCTGCACGGACTTTATCACGAGCTTGCTCCAGCTTTTCATCACCTTTGTAGCCTGTTTCAGCTGCTACCTGCTCTACTGCGTGTACTGCGTTCTTAGCTAGGATTTCAGCAATTTTCACCGCTTTTTCTCCACCTTTTTGCAAAAGATAGTCTTTCACTGCTTTCACGATACTGCCTATTGCTACTGCTAAAAATCCTGTCGCAAAAGCAATCATAAATTCATTTAGTTGTGTCATGTATTTTTCCTTTCTAGACCCTTACTGCGCCTAAACTTTCAACGGTTTTAGCGTCCCAAATACCTAATTCGTACATAATTTTAATAACATTAGAGTGATTAGCCCACTCCCATGATTGAAGGTTCTTTTGTTCATGAAAACGTGCATTGCTCCAGTCATAATCATCTTTATTTTCTATAGGATCTAAGGTAGTCACATCAAAGCTCCACAAATCAGCATTTATGATGTTAGATTTTAAATATTCAAGTGTAAGTGTTCCTCTTGAACACGAAATGATATTTTGTACAAGCGTTAAATACTCCCACCTAGTAGAGCTACAGTTTACATCTCTACCATACCCGTAGATATCCCCATCAGTCGGATGACTATTTATTTGCAAACCGCATCCGTTATCAAACCAGATTGTCCATGGAACACTCGACCTGTCCAATCTATAGGCCATCGGAGCCTTTCTTATGACAGGTCTAACAAGATCCAATTGTTCTTGCAAAGCCTTATTTTGTTTTACTAAAGATTCCACTTGATGCTTCAAGATTTGATATTCTGATTTGCCTTCAATAAAATCTTTTGCTTCAAGCTCTGCTTTGCTTGTGTAGTCTGTTTCGAATCGTTTTATATCATGACCAACCGCTTGAGCAAATTCTTCTAAATTGCTCATAGCAATCACGCTTTCGCTGCGTTATAGGTTGCGACCAAGTCAAGGTTTGCAAATTCGTCGATACGACGGCCTAGGTCAGCTAATTTTTGTACGACTGCGCCTTCAGTACTACCGCTCAATTTAGCGATTTCCTCAGCGAGCTCTTTAAGCGTGTTGAGGTTTTCAGGGACTCCTTCGCCCAAAATATCATTCTTAACTGCGGTTTTAGCCTGCTCGATAGCCTGCATTAACGTATCGTTGTCAATCTTTGTACCGATTAAGTGCATCATCATCTTGTTATCCGCTCCCAATGCTTGAGCGAATGCCGTTAATTTTGTTGTGTCCATTTGTTTAAACCTTTCCTAAATTGTAATAAAAAAGCAGGTCTGGAATTTCCTGACATGCTCCAGTCTCGCTTGCAGGTCTTTCTGCAAGCTGTTTTTTTACTTCTTTTTCGATGTCTAACTCCTTCAAAGTGTAGACATCTTCCGTAACCAATTCTTTATCTGAGTCTTCAATTTCAATATAAGTATCTCTATCGCTTGGGAAGATATACCCTCCGACCGAGATTTCTACTCGGTATTTTCCGCTTGGTAGAATACTGTCTAAATTGAAATTGACAGAATGGCTAGTGACGGGAGCAGTTGTCTTCCACCTTCGTTGTCCCTTTGTCAGAGTAACAACCGCATCTTGACCCTCAAATAAGGTCATAACACGGTAATTTTCATCTAACAATTCAAATCCAAAAGTAGAAGACAAATCCCCTTGTTTAACAAGGTCGCCACCATCAATTCGAGCCAAATTGGTTGTATTAACTCTGTGGTTGTTACAACCCATTCTTCGCCCCTTTCTAATCATCTATTAAGATGCCTTCTTTGATATCCAATTTTTCAAAATCGCTGAATAAACGGTCTATGTAGCCATTGCCTCCTAGAGTTTTATAGCTTTTATGCATACTTTCTACTAGGGAAAATTCATCTCTAGAGGTATCCCCTCTATTAATAGCTCGTCGCATATCACGGCCAAGGCGCAACTTCATGGTATTTAGATGCGCCTCATCGTGAATTTTTAATTTTGCTTGCACTTCGTCGATTTTGGAATTGCTATCTTTAGCGGTAGTCTGGACATCTTTAATCTGTTTCTTGACATCGGTTAGTTCCGAGACAATTTTATCTGTTTCTTCTTTGGCTTTTTTCGGCAACCGATAGCTTATCCAAGCAATGATTGTTGGAGTTAGCACTGGCATTACGCTAGTGAAAAAGTGTTCTATTTTTTCAAAGACATCCATAAACACCTCGCTAGTTCGCCAAATGACTCAAGCCAAGGCGCTCCAATTCTTTGCGTACACGGTCTTTAAAACGTTTATTGACAAATGAAAAGTCAATCGCTCCACGTTTTAGCAGGTTAATATACATGTCGATTTTTGCTTGGTCTAATGTAATTTTACTCATTGTTGCTACCTCCATTGTTTTCACTAGTGCTCGCTTCGCTTGTCGATGTAGGAATTTCATGTTCTGTCTCGCTTTCTGTTGGTTGTTCTACTGCTGGTGCAGGTTGTGTAGGCGCTTCTGCTACTGGTTGTTCAGTAGTTGGTTGCGGTTGTGCTGTTGCTGGTTCAGATACGACCACGTTAGGAACTCCGTTTGTGGCTACTTCTGTAGCTGGTTGGAGTTCTGGTTGAACCGGTGGGGTTACTGGTACAGGTTCAGCAGGGTGGGTTTCTGGCTCGGCAACGTGAGGCGATTCTTCATGTCCCTCTGCTTCGTCCTCATGCTCGTGTTCAATGCCATTGTGTTTTTCAAGCACTTCCAAGCGTGCAAAGATTTCCTCGATGTCGTCAGTATTATGCAAGCTGACCTTCTGCATGCCTTCCATGAGCTGATTCGCTTGTTCAAGTGCTGCAGTCGTTTTAGCCAATTGTTCTTGGTTTTTAACAATGGCGCTTGTTGGGTCAAGTTCAGTTCGCAGAATCTCTTTGACTGCTTCAATGAGTGTTTCATCCGTGTCACCCAAGCGGTCACCCTCCAACTCACGAGTGAAAAAAGTTAACGGCTTATCACATTGAATAGAGACTTCCGTCTTGCCAACTCTAAAAAATTTATTTACTAATACAAATTCCATGTTTTATACTTCCTTCTTTTTATAAATTGTACCTGATAATACAAATCGATTTAAACGATTAGGATTCAGATGTTGCATATCATTTGAATTTTTTAAGTTTATATAAAATGATTTAACTGGATTTTCGATATCTCTTAAACCACTAAAAACAGAAAGTTCCCTATTACTAGGTTCAGTTACAGTGAATTGAATTTTTCTATTTTCATTTGTTGCTTGAAATTCTACATTTTTTGATAAAATTAAATTCCAAAATTTATCATTATCATATCCTGTTACACTTGGAATGCCACACAATAATCGATTATTTGAATCGTTAGGTACAGAAACATAAAAAAATATTCTTCCAAAAACCTGAAAAATATTTTTACTCCAAATTAGCCGATCACCAACATATCGCTTTACAATCTCATGCCCTTCGACATAGATTCCTTCTCTTGTAGCCATAATGTCACCTACTCATACACATCATAGATTGTGTTCGGGTCTTTCGTGCTAATCGCATTATATTGTGCCTTCGACCCATACCAATACTTCATTTGCTGGTTACCGTTTTGGTTAATCAGCTTGTGGGCTACGGTTTCAGACGGTAAGATAGGGATGTTCAAGGCTGTTCTATTGACTCGTAAAACCCCCGAACTATCAACTGTAATCGTTGAGTTATCAGGTCTAACAATTCCGTTTGAGCCAGCTGTTGCGGTTTTGGCTTTGATTATACCGTTTAAGACCTCAGTCGTGTAATTATCTGGCCTGACAATTCCGTTCGAGCTCGACGTAGCTACTGATACATTGCTACTTATTCCATCCTTTAATGTCTGCACAGACACTTTTTTCAACCCACGTCCATCATGAATCATGATGTTGTCCCAGTTGTTGACCTGATATATTTGTGGCAAGTCAGTTACTTTTCGTGTCTGTGTACTAATTACTGCCATGTTGTACCTCCATTCTATATTTCCAATCTGCAACAATTACATGACCGTTTTCATCAGCAAGTAAGGTATGTTCTGTACCGTCTTCCGTACGAATCGGAGCAGTGAAATCATTCTGCAAGAACATGTACTCAATAGCATTTAGTCTATCTTCGTGCTCCTGAAACTCACGCTTTAAAGCCTCTACTGACTCATAACTTGCTTGTCTGATGTTGTCTACGTTACCTAGACCTACCTGCGCCTTTGTAACGCTATGTGGATTGTTGCGATTAGTTGCGTGAGTAGTAAACTCCTGCTTACTTGCTTGCTCAACATTCGTGACATTTCCTAGCCCCACTTGTTGCTTAGTGACACTGTGTGGGTTATTTTGGTTGTTGATGTGAGCAGTAAGGTCTGATTGATTCGCTTTATTTGTTGTTTGGCTGCCGATAATCGCTTCAAGACCGTCAATGTCTGCAACTTTGTGACGATGGGTTGCGTCAGCTTTCCCGTTCCATTTTGTGCGTTCCTCAACCGATACATGTCGTGAGGTATCTCTGCTATGATTGTCAATGCTATTTTGCAACTTAGTTTCTGTTGATTTCAGCTCAGAAATAGAGGCATAGACCAAATTATTAGCATTGTATTGAATGGTAATCTGACTATTCTTGCTAATAGTCGTGTTGAAATCATAATCTCGGTATACATAAGCAGACGTCTTAGGAGGAATAACATCCCCTTGCTCTGCCCAGGTATACATATACATGAACTCTTCATGATTTCCACGTTTTGCAAAAACACCGATTTCATTGACAATCATTTCACGCTCAATACGTGAATTATCCAATCGTGCCACGATACGTATTGTATCTGCTGTTTCGGTCGATATAGATTGTGCAACTTGTAGAGAATGAACCACTTGAGCTACATCGTTTTTCTTACCAGTGTCTGTCCGATGCCGACCACTTCCTAAAGCAATACGAGTAAACACTAACGGTTCTCTATTCTGAATAGCTAGAGCCGTTTCGCTACTTGCTTTATCGGTCAGTATCGGCTGGATAAAATATCCCATCTAATCGCTCCTTTCTTTAATTAAATCGAACTGTACGAACGTCTAAAAGCGTGTGTGCACCGACATAAATTGTATTTATCATTGGCGCTTCAACCGAGAATTGGATTCCTAAATGAGCAGGAATCAATTCACGGACATACTTTAAAAAACGGTTCAAATATCCAGTCGGTAGTTCTCCTAAAAATCGGATATGTACCGCTGAATCCTTGACTGTTACTAAATTATTGACATTCGTAAAACTCTTTGTAATTTTTTGTAAACTCACTGAGTTGATTTTAATCTTGGAAGAAATTAAAGTGATTAGATAACGCCTTCGTTCTTCCAAGTCGGTCGTTTT